TCCATAGTGTTTACTTTCAAATAATACTATATGTTTTTTTAACATATATTTGATTATAACTATATATTTATATAGTTTAACAAAAATTTATTACACCTTTTCTCATTTATACTGGCCATTTTATGCATCTTCAAAATCATAAACTGCTTTCATCATTTCAACTAATTCTTTTATTGTATTTTTTAAATCTTTTATTTCATTTTTCATTTCTTTTACATCATTTTGTAATTCTGTATAATCGCTTTTATTAATACTAATCAATATATTATCTATTTGTGTGGGTTGATTTTTTTTTTCTGGTTTATCATCTCCTATTTCAGTTTTCTTTTTATCTTTATTATTAGATACTATTTCTTTGTATAAATCGCTATTTTTATAATCTATATATCCTCTTGCTGATTGTCTATTAACAATATAATTCTTCTTAACTAATCTACTAGTTATTCCACCTGGTGCTCTATTATGTATTTTTGATATTTCTATTATATCCAGCATATCTTCATTATATAATTTATTTAATTGTGCATCTTCTTCTTGTGACCAAGGTCCGCCTGCATTTTTAAATATAATTTCTGTTTCCATTATCTTATTTACTTATTGAAAATGATTTTAAAGTATTTTCAATTTTATTATAAAATAATTGAGCGTTTTAAATGAGAAAAGGTCTTGAAAATTATACTAAATCATAATATGGATTATCATTAATAGTCATTCCGCAATATTGTTGCGGATTATTTTTATAATCTACTGGTTGATATATATTTGCCTCTTTTGCATTAGTAAGCAAAAATTTAAAGTTTTGCCAAAAATCTTGTTTGTGTCCAATGGATTCAGTCATGATATGAGATAACTCATGAAGGGCAACAAATGTTAATGTATTTACGTCTATTAATTTATTACCGTCCTTTGTGGTATTTAAACAAAACGCAATTTTTTCACCTTTGTTTTCACTGTAAGCAGTTAATTCACTCGTTGGTAAGGTTTCACTAATTTTCTTTGGATTAAAACCTTCTACTAATCTTACTACGCGAGGATCATCAGGGTGTTTGTCTTTCATATATTTAACCATTTCTTTGCATTTTTGTGTGACACTGGCTAATAAATCAGCAGCTAGTTCTAGTTTTTCTCTTTCTCTTACACAATATCTATTACCATCTTTTGATGCAATAATACATTTTAAATTAAATGCATCAGAGTCATAATATATTCGTAAACATAATAGTAATACAAATCCTAAAAATATATAAAAAAAAATGCTATATTTATCCATATGTTATTATATAATAATTATAATAAAAATAATTATTTAAAATTAAATTATTTTTATTATAGATAATGATAAAATGAAATGTTGGTTTAAATGTGCTACATTAATATTTATATTTTTAATTTGTAAGATAAAGAATAGTAAATGTTATGTGTTGAAATCAATAGAAATTAAAGGCAATAATAAAATTAAAACTTTATTAAATGATAATAATTCTAAAATAATTAAACAAAATAAAATAAAATCTTATAGTAAATTATTACGAACTAGCAATATATTACCAACATTTTTATTAAATATTTTGGCTGGTTGGTTAACTATTCCAAATTATAAATTATTTTTAAATAAACAATTTTGGGCGTTTTCTTTAATAACTCAACTGACTATGATGAATTCAATGGTTATTAATGATCTATTTGACCTTAAAATAGATTTAATTAATAACAATAATAGACCCTTGGTAAATAAAGAAATAACTATTAAAGAAGCACAATGTTTATATATTTCTACAAATATTGTCATTGGTTTACTAAGCACATGTTTTTTTAATGAGAAACAATTTTATAAATTTATTTATGCTATTAATTTAATGTTATTCCTATATACACCTTATTTGAAAAAAATTTTATTTATAAAAAATATTACTTGTGCTTCCGTTGTATCTTCAACGCTAGTATTAACCTCAAAAAGTATATCTTTATATAATTATACTCCGTATTATAGTTCGCATGTTAATTTAATTGACATTTTATCTAGATTTTTGTTTTTATCTTCAATCTATATTGAATTATTACTTGATGTTAAAGACATGCATGGCGATAGAGAAAATAATATAGTTACAATCCCTAATTATTTTGGGATAAAAAAAACATACAATCTTTTAATGATTCTTTTTACTGGAAATTTATTGTATTATAGTATTATATTCTACAGGAGTCACTATTACAAATTATTTATTGGTTTTATACTAGCAAACATACATTTTTTTAAAAATTTATTTGCATTACTACAAAATAACAATGTATTCACTGAAAAACAAATATTGACTTCTGTAAAAGAGACGACGGTTTCCTTGATTATTTTTATAATTTGTTTATTATTACCTTTTTAGGGTATTTAATGTAATCCATACAAAATCTAAATTAAAAAATAATAAAGAAATAAATGTAATAATGTTTACTAATGAGTGAAATCCAAAAAAAAATTCTATTACAGTTTATGTACTTAAGTATTTCAAGTGTATCTTGTTTTTGCGTTATGAAAAATTTTTATGTTGTTCCTTGTTCTAATATTGTTGGATTTATGTGTTTGATTGATTTTTATTTTGTAAAGAGAAAGGATATGATGCTACATCATTTTTTGGTATTGTGTATGCTTCATTATATGAATAATCACAATGATATTGAAAATAGAAATGAAATAGTGTCTGTAATACTCAGTACAGAAATATCTACTATATTTTTAACAACAAATAATTTATTAGAAATTCTAGGTAATGTGGTTATTGCAAAAAATATAAATAATTTATTATTTGTTTCAAGCTTCATTTATTATCGCATTTACAATTACACATATTATTTAGTATTGGATAATAATATTCATAAAATATTTTATTATTATTCTAAAAATAAATTTGAGTTTTGTGAAATATATGTTGGTATCTATGGTTTGTTTATTTTAAACTTGTATTGGTGTGGAATTATTTTAAAAAAAGCAATCTTTAACAGAGTTTATAACAAAAATGGATTAATTGGAGTGAAAGCATAAAATGTGGCAATAAAACAAAATATATGGAGACAACCATGACAAAATAAATGTTGGTTTGAACACCATTCTTGGTTTGAAAAATAATTACTAAAATAAAAAGATATAGCGATCGCAATTAAAACAAGTAAATAACTGATTTTGAACTTGTAAATAATTGTATACAGAATAAATGAGAATATTACTATTTTTGCAATAATAGCATCTATTTTGTGAATTTTGGAGTGTTTTATTGGATTATTCCAAAAAAGTTGAGAGAAAATGATTGTTATTGTAAGTAATGTGGTTAATAAATACTCTATCTTATGTTTTTCTTTTAGGTTTGGTTTACTGTATAAAAAATAAAAAATGGATAGGACGAGTAATAAATTGGTGTATTGTAGATATTTATGATTGGTATTGATTGTATTTTTATCTTTTATTTTCTTTTTAAATTTTTTGTTTTCAATGTTATTTCCTTCATTTTGTTTCATTATGTTATTTTATATAATATTAATTTTTTAAATAAGTTTGTATAATTAACTTTATGGTTAAATCATGTCATTATGTATTTGCATACATCGTGCCTAAACTTCCACCTCTATCACAACGAGGGCATACTGTGTAATATTTATGTCCATAAGACGCCTCACAATTATTATGTAATGCTATTTTACACCTCACGCAAATAATAAAAGTTTTGTCATCAATTTTTTTTGAACAACAATAACATGTTCTATGTTTATTTGATTCATTATTACCACTAAACATATTATGTGCTGAAATAAAACTTCCCATTGTTATTGAAATATACTCCAATTAAATTGTATTTCAATATAAATAATATAATTTAATCAATTTTTTTATTTTTTTTTTGTAATGCTTCTTTCACAACTTGTTTCGTGTACTTTTTTCTATATTTTGTCCCTTCTTTACCACATAAATTATTGCAACTTCTTGCAGTAGAACAAGTATAGTATTCATTATCACGAACTATTCCATCAACTAAAAATTTAGAATTTTCATATACAAAAAAAGCGCATTTACCAAATTCATTATTATGTTCGTGTGGTATAAAATGTTTACAATTAACACAAAATTTAGTTTTAGTTACTAGTGAATTAGCAAATAAAAACATCATTGACAAAGAGAATAGTCTAAATAAATATAACATTTATTATCTTATATGATAACACTATAAGTGTTTAATATGTTTTAATAAATACATAAAAATAGTTTTTGTATTTTTGTGTATTGTTTATCGGTTAGAGTATAAAAATGCGATTAATTTATTGTGGTCCGGACCCTACTTCAAGAGGTGGTCTCATGAAATCGGGTTCAATAGTACTTTGATTCCATGGTCCAACGTAAAGTTGAGGATTAGGTGGTTCTGAACGGATTTGAAGATTAGCATTTCTTAAAGTTTGGCCAACGGTATCAATACCAATATGGTAACCGGCTTTTAGTAAATTGACATTTGCTAATTCACCTTTGCCAGATGGATTTAATTGAGCCCATTGACTGTTGGTATCCTTTGGAAGAAGTTCTGCAGGGTTTTGAATGTTTGGTTGTGAGCAAGATGAAGGCATACCAGGCATGCTTGTTTGTACACCATTTGCAGAAGAGAATACTTCATTTTGACCTAAAGGTTCAGAAGGTACAACGTTTCCGCCATTTCCGTTGTAATTTTGGGGCTGAGTGTTTTTGTATTGTTGTGGCATAGTAGCATTTGATTCATAACCATACATTCCTTTGGATGACAAATAATTAGCGAATAAACTAACTACATATGCAAGAATTAATAGAACTAGGATTGCACCAATACCATAATCGTTCCATAGCTTTTTTAAAGATATGCTCATTATATAAAATTAATGATAAAATAATTTTTAGAATACACATATTAATTTAATTCTAAACATTAATTTAAAACAAAAACTATTATTATCCTCCTAAATTTTAGACCCTTGAAGATTTATAATCACATTCTATTGACAGTTATAAATCTGTAAATGGAGAATACTTTAAGAATTAGATCCGCTCCTAAAGACGTAAGTTTAAATTCTTCAAAACTATAAAACTATAATCCTTCTAGTTCACTTTCAGATACTTCATCTATTTCAGCATCTATATCACTTTCACTTTCGTCTAAATTATCAATTAAATATGTGTTTTTAATGTTTTTTGCTTCTAAATATGCGATAATAGCATTTTTTTTAGCTATTTTTGCTTTTTCTTTTGCTTGTTTATAAAGTTCATAATAAACCTCATTTGGTTTTTTTAATGTAATTGGTTTATCAATATTTCCTAAATCATTTTCTAAAGAGATAATGTCCAAATCTATCTCTCTCAATTCTGTTTTGTCTTCTAGTTCTTTTGTAGATAATTCTTGAATGTCAAATTTAATCTCATCTGCGTTATCATTTTCATTTTCAGTTACATCTTCAGTTGCATAATTATTTTCATTTTCTTCTAAATCAGCATTATTCGTATCTATCTCTTTTCCTAAATCCATTTCTAATTCTAAACCTAAATCAATATTACTAGTTTTATTATCGCTAATAATGTCGCTTTTTGGTTCATTTAATAAATGGGGTTTTTCTAAATATTCATTACTATCTTTGATTAAAGAATCAGTCTGTTTTATATTTGTATTTTTTGAAGTTGATTTATTTGAATTAGATGTTTTAATCAAACAATTATCAAATAATGGTTCATTATCTAGAACCATTGCCTGACGTAATTCAATGTCAATTTGAAAATTTCTTGACGTAAATTTTATACCTTGAATTTCTAGAATAGAAATAATATTAGTGTCTTCTTTTACATCATCTATAGAAAGTGGAACTTCATTTTCATTGTAAATTTTAATAGAAGGTTCATTATTTGTTCCAATTTTAATATTGGTTCTTACTAAATAATATTTACCTGATTTATAAATACGTATAACAGAACTAAAAGCACTCTCAACATCATTTTTGTCTAAAGAATTTTGAAACCATGTTTCACTTTTATCAAAAATTAATTTTTGACAAGTTTCTTCTAAATTTTCAAACCAATGGATAAGAGTTTCAGAATTGTTATCAAACATTAGATCGCAATAATATTTTTTACCAGATTTTATAAAACCTTGTCTAGTTAAACTTTTACTTGTTTGGATATATAATGGTTTATTATTATATAATATTTTAGTAAAATATGCACCACCTTGAATACCTACAGGATGCGCTAAAGATAACTTAGAAAAATCAAAATTGTTATTTGGGTCAATAATATTATCCATTATTATTTCATTGTTATATTTTTTTAATATTAATAACACGCAAAATATTTATTTAAAATTTATTAATAATTAATATAGAACTTATTAAATTTCTTAATGAAAGAAACAATTGTTCAGCAATGTTTAGATATTTTAAAAAGAGATGATGTTAAGAATGAATTTAAATTAATGTTGAAACCAGTTATAGATTTTATTTTATATGAAATAAATCCGTATATTTATATTACTGTCACATTGGTATTCATGATTTTTGTTATGATTTTAGCAATATTGTTAATATTAATTTATATTTTACGAAATAAAAACATGTTTAGGAACTAAATCCACCTTTAGATCCACCTTTAGAAAAGGTGGAGCCAAAACTTTCATATTTTGGTTTTACCTTTTTAAAAAGGTAAATAATATCATACATTTTGGTTTTACCTTTTTTTAAAAGGTAAATATAGTAATTGAATAATTTATTTTCATTCGTTAATATATAAAAATGCCACGAAAAACTGCTCACAGAAGATATAAAAGAGGAGGTCAAGCTCCATATGTTAGTGAAACACAGCCAGGTAACCCTAATTTACCTTACAGTGCACCATTACAAGGTGGACGTAGACGTAGACATAAAATGATGGGAGGAAATGGTCCTTCTCCATATAGTTCTGCAAGTTCATATAGCAGTTATGTAAATGGAACCGAAAATAGTCAATATGACAGGGTATTTTCACAAAGTGGAGCCTATGCTTCCGTCCCTGGAAATACAAGTATTGGCGCTCAAGGTCAAAATGCTAATATGATTGGTACACCAAACGCAAGTAGTTTATCTTTAATACAAAGCGCTGGTTCCAGACATAGACGAAAAAGAGGTGGTCGTCATACAAAAAAGAGACGAGGAGGGTTTTTAGGACAAGTTATAAACCAAGCAATTGTTCCTTTTGGACTTTTAGGCATGCAACAAAGTTTTAGAAGAAATAGAACACAAAGTTCAAAGAGTCGTCGTAGATACAAATAAATACCAATACAAATAAATACCAATACAAATAAATACCAATTCAAATAAATAATATTACAAAAATAAGATTTGTAATATTATCATAACAATAAGACATCATAATGTAATAAAAATTAATAATCATACCCATATTTTTTTAGAAATTCTTTAATCACAACAGCATACTTATTTTTTGGATAATTATTTTCAGTTGAATTAAATTGATTGTGTATTTCTGTAATATTCATTTGTCTATGCTCTCCATTATCATCCCTTGGTAAAGTGATTTTTCTTTTGGTAAAAGTTTCCTCTGATTGGTTAAAATAATGAGCTATATAGATAGGCGCTTTATAAAATTCAATATGATAATCATTACTATGATATGTATTTTTTAGATTCATATTATTGATTCCAAAATATCTATTAGGATCTTTAATATAATAAAAATGGGGGTTTCCTGGTCTTATTATTTTTGATGGACGTACAAAAGTTTTTAAATGGTCATTTAAAAATAAATCTGAACGAGTATAATTTTCAATTATTAAATCATCTGGATCATTCTTGAGATAATTTGAACCGAAGAATAACCAGTTAACACCTAAAGAGTCAGCATGATTATAAACCGACAAAAAATGTTTGATATCTTTGTATTTGTTTAATATAATGAATTCATCAGCATCTAAATAAATCATCCAATCCATTTTTAGATAATTAGCAATAACAATTGCTTTATCCATAAGCGTAGTTTTAACTGCATTATCTAAATATGAGACATTCATTATTTTAACACGTTTATCAAAATTCTCAAAAACTTTTTTTAAAGGAGTTTTTGATTTATGATCAAAAATAATAATTTTATCAAATCCAATTAATAAATGATGTGCTGCCCATTCTCTGATATGTTTTTCATCTCTCGCATTTGCAAATAAACCAACATTTTTACATATAATATTTATATTGTTTAAATCATTTGTATGTATAAATTTTTTATTATTACTAATAGATGTTTTAGTATTTGAAACTAAATTGAAAATATTTTGTTTTTGTATATTTTTCATAGTAATTAATTTATATTATTATTTTAAAAATGAATTTTGAACAAACAATACAGCAATGGTTATTATTAGATAATCAAATAAAAAGTTATAATGAAAAGATTAAAGAACTGCGCAGTAAGAGAGAAAATGTTGAACAAAAACTATCTCAACATGCTTTAAATAATAATTTAATGAATTCTATAATTAAAACTACTGATAGTAGATTAAAATTTGTAAATACAAAAATTACGGCTCCATTAACTTTTAAGTATATTGAAAAAACTTTAGGAGAAATTATTAAAAATACGGAACAAGTAAATACTATCGTAAATTATATTAAAAATAATAGAGAACAAAAAATTCTTCCCGAAATAAAGCGATATTATAATAATTAATTAATATTAGATTATTTTATTATAATAAATGAACAATAATAGCTATATTGGACCTGATGAATTGATTTATAACAATGATGGTGAAATTCATAGTGGTGGTTTTAGTGTTAATTCTATCATGCTAAAGAATGGTCTATCACCAATTATGACATTGAATAATAATAATGTAAATACAAATCAATTGCAAATAGGAGGAGAGAAAGTATCAGACCTATTTAATAATCTAGTAATACCAAATTGGAGTCTTTCTTACAATTATAAAAACGGTATCGTTTATGAAGGTGGAACTAATGTCGTTTATAATAGTAGTAATAAAAATAATGACAATGATGATATCATGGAACAAGATCTACATGATAAATTATTAAATTTAGTAAAAGTTGATACAACTGAAATAAAACAACATAGTTCTAGTAAGAAAACTTCAAAAAAGAATTTTAAACACTCTATTAAAACAAAAAAAAATGTTACAAAAAAATCAATTAAAACTAGGAAATGAAAAATACAATCGCGTTTTTGTGATAAAACGAATCGCAGTAAATTTGTATATATTTTTTATTTAATTTATACAAATTATATAAAAATCAAATACAATGATGTATTTTCCAACGTGTAATCATTATTTTGATAAGGTAGAGCCTTTAGATGAATGTTCTATAATTGACACTGTTCAAGATATTGAAGACAATGAAAATACTGAAAATACTGAAAATACTAAATATAGCGAAGATCACGAATGTTTAATATGTTTGGAAATAAATGATAAAAATGACTTCATTTGCATTAAAATTCAAAATATGTTTTACAGCAAAGATTGTTTATGCAATGGATGGATTCATCATTATTGTTTAGATATTTGGTATATACAAAATAAAAGGTGCCCAATTTGTTTATGCAAAATGAGTAAAAATGAAACAAATGATAAACTAGTTAACAATCATGATATTGTAATTAGAAATCATGATATTGTAATTACAAATATTAGTTCTACTCTTTGCTTATTTATACGATATTCAATGTATATTTTTATATTTTTCAATATGATATTTTTATTAGATCAAATTATACAAATTACTATTCTATTTATTGATAATAAGTAATTTGATATTATTATACTTCACCCCACAAATTATAATTGAAAGGAGATATTAGTATTTCGCTTATTTTATTTTTCCAATGATCTACTTTTCTCTGAAATTCAATTTCCTGCATGGTCTTTGGATAGGGTGACGAAGTTTTCATCAGCTCCTCTTCATCATGTGTTATTTTTGGTTTGTTTCCATAACAATTAACACCGAATTTAATTTCTGGATTTGCGATATAACCACCGTTTATACCAGGACGCCCGCAGTCATGTTCATGACCCTTAATATTTTGTAAATTTTGAAAAGTTTGTTGTTGCGTTGGAAATAAAGCCATTTGTCCATCTGACCAACCATAATTACACCATTCAGCGCCATTTTTATAAGCTGATTCAACCTGTTGATAATTTGCTAATTCTGCACCATACGCATTACAAATTGCTTTTGCATCATTATAACTGTAGTTATTACCTGGTATATTAAAAACTTGTCTTTTAAAAATGATTTCAGGAATAGATGTACCTATTTGTGTTTTTTTATCATGTTCATTATCATCGTCGTGCTCCTGATCACCTGTTTTTTTTGATTTTTGATTAACTATAATATCAATTTCTGGTTTATTTGTAAATAAATTTTTCAAATAAGCTGTAGCATCAATATTAAAAAAATATTGAAATCCATTAATTAAGATTAGAATAATTAATATAATAATTACTAAAATACCTAAAAAACTTTGACCATAATAGAAATAACCGTTATTAATGGGTTCCGAAATTATTTGTTCATTATTATTTCCTAAAGATGAAAATATAACTAAATAACCTATGATTATCAAAATGATAATAATAAAAACAACTGGATTCAAAACAAAGTTATTAACATAATTATACATATTTAATGGATCTGCTGTTGTTGTTGTATTTACTTCCATATATAATATATATTAATAATAATATATAGTACATAGTATTAAAAATAGTTGTATTTATTTTTTTCTATAAAAAAGAACATATGCTTTTGGCGAAATGATTGATTCTGTTGATGAAACTTCTATTACATTGGTATCATTGAATTGATACCATTTACCATTTGCATTTTTTACATAGCTAGTATAATGACCTCCAAACGCTGAACCGGAATGATTACAAATACCATACAACTCATAAACATAGGAGGTTTTTTTATAACCTATTACATAATTTGATAAATCTAGATTATCTAGTGGAAAATCTATTAATATTTGATTTTTTTGATTTCTTGAATTGAATCTTTTGAAATCAATTACTAAAATATTTGGAAATGACCAAAAACAAATTTTCTTTTTAATATTTATTTTTTCTTTTGTTACATCGTTAAACCATGCATTTTCACCAGTCAGTTCTTCCCCTTCAATATATAAATTTAAACAATCTATTAGTGTAGGGTTTTTATTATTTTGCGGAATTGGTAAATCAATCATAAAATATGGCTCAGGTGTTTGTTGTATTTTTTCGCCAGTTTCAAGTGAAATTATTTCAGAAACATGAACAGCATAGAAAATATTCCAGATTTCAGAATATTCTTTTGTGTACATATTTTTTATCATATTGAAACATTTGATAGCTAGTTGATCTGTTTCATTTTCAGGATTACCTGAAATATTCATCTTAATCTCTCTAGACAAAGAATTGTGAAAACAATCAATTAAAAATAATAGAAATTCTGCTACATCGTTCTGGGAATATCCTGTAAAAATATCTATTTGTTTTTTTTCTGCAATTTTTTGAATTGTTTTAATAAATTTATTAGGTGCAATTACGCAATTATTTTCCCATAACATTTTTCTTAAGTTATTCCATTCTATTAATAGAGCAGAATCATAAATATTTTTAATTTTCTTTATTATTATTTCCTTATCTAATATTTCATTTAATTCATATGTATGAGAAATAATTTGAACACATGAATTGATAAAACACGTATTTCCTACATTCGCCAACCCACTTAATCCCTTATTTTTATATTTTTCATAATTATTATTATTATTACTATTATTCATTCGTGTTTTATTAAATAATAATTATTATGATATATTTAAACTTATTTAAAATATTATTATTTTATATATTATTAAAGTATATGTCTAATAATCACAATAATACAAACATAAACACAAATAGTAATTTATTTAATGATATGAATAACACTGATTTATTATTTATTAATATTTTGAATACAATGTACAATGATAATTTAAGAATCATTCATCATTTGATGGATCAAAATAGTGAAATTACATTTCAGTTAATTGATATATTGAACAATAGAAGAAGACAAAATATTCCATTAAATCACAATAGACAGTATCACGATAATCGCAGTCATAGGCATAATAGACATAGAAATAATTATAGTTCTGGAACTGAAAATACTAACACTACGCAAAGACGAGTCTATATTGATAATATTCCGTATTACATAGATGATTTACAATTATTTACACTTCCAAATATAAACACGACTACAAACACGAATACGAACGCGAATATAAATAGGAATCTAGGTAATAATCTTTCCAGAATTTTCAATTCATTTTTAGAACCAGTCAATATTATACCAACACAAAGTCAAATAGAAAATGCCACAAGAAATATTATTTATGGTTATATTCTAGACCCTATTAATAACAGTTGTCCAATTTCATTGGAGCCATTTACAGATATATCCAACGTTACAATGATTAGACACTGTAGACATATTTTTAATACAAACAATTTAATGTCTTGGTTTAATAGTAATTGTAAATGTCCTGTTTGTAGATATGATATTAGAAATTATGACCCAAATAATAATGATAATAATAATGATAATAATAATAATGATAATAATAATAATAATAATAATAATAATGATAATAATGATGATGACAATGATGATAATAATGATAATAATCATGATGACAATGAAGCAATATTAGAATATGAACAAGGAGGTATCCATGGTACCTCTAGTAATTCAAATAATATTAATACAAGACAAACTCAAGAAACGAGAGAAACGCGTAATAGAAATGATAACACTTCAATAGAAGCATTGTTTTTTGAAATTATAAGCGACATATCAAATAATAATATAGAATATACATATAATAACACATCAACATTATTTAATTCATTATTCCCGCCAACTAGGAGGAGAGAATCTAGAAGATAAATTTTATATAAAAACAATTTAAAGAAACACTAGTGATAATAGTATAAAAAAATAATTGATAATATGACAATCTTTACGAAAAGACATTATAATAAATGGAATATTAATGAACTTATTAGATTGCAGAGAGAATATGAGTTATTAGAATTAAGTATTCAAGAAATATCAAAAACACACGAAAGAACAATTCGATCAATTTTATGTAGATTAGAAAAAGAAGGTTTTATAGAAAATTGGGAAGAAGCCCGTGGCTTTAATGAATTTGCAATTCATCAACCCGAATTGTGTGATTACGTTAGGAATTGTCATTTTTTGAGTTATTAAAATTATAACTACAATTAAATTATAGTTAGTTATAATTCTGCTATTTTTCTAAACTTTTAATGCAAAGAAACTTGTAATACTTTTCACACCTTGTTTTTCATTATTAGTTTCTCTTAAATATTTATCAAACAATAACGCTTTTATTTCCTTATTACGCAATTCCTCTATTTTTGATTCACATTTATCATGATCATCATTATATTTTTTTCTAATTGATTCAACTTCTTTTTTATACAATGTTAATTTTGTTAATTTCTTTTTTTGTAATTCCCAAATTTTTTCAAGAACAAGAGCGAAAACTTGTTGTACTGGTTTCATAATTTGATTTGTTATATAAAACGAATAATCAATTTTTAAACCTTGTTCTTTGATATAATTAGGTGTTTCAATTTTATCTCCTTGCAAAGCTTTCTTATTTGTTGTGTTGATATAAACAAAGGGAATTCTATCACCTGGGCCTGGTTTATTTCCGGGATCTCTTGTTGTTATCCTATCCGCTAATACTTTATGCGCTATGGTTTGCGGATTTTTATAACCTGAACGTAAAGATTTTGTAATAATTAATTTATCCATTGGATAGTTTTCATCTACTATATTTTGTAGTGAATTTTGTAAAAATTCTATTGCTCTACTAATATTTTGTTCTTTCATTAAAATATCTATGATGCCACCATAAATATCTTTTACAATGGGTGCATTATCACGACGTTTCAGTACTATTCCCATTTCTTTGCGTTTACATTTATTTGGATCAGTTTCATAAAGCATACCAACATATCGTTTCTTTGATAATAAACAAAACGGCATGAAAGTCTTTTCATATTCTAAATCGTGAGGACCTTTTAACAAACTAGAAGCCAAATGACCAGCTTCTTGTGCTAATTCAATTGTAATTTCTAATGCTTCTTTACCACGGATTGGTTTTCCTTCAGGTGTTTGCAAATTAAATGTAAAGAACACTGAGTCAGTGTTGTGAACAACCATGTTTCCAATACCAGCAGCAAAATGGTGATTTTCTGTTGTTAAATCATAAACATAGCCTTGGTATTTAATTTCTTGTAATTCACAAATTTTGTTATTATTTTCTAGTATATTATTCTCGTGAATTAAATATTTATTAATTAATTCTACTTTATATAATTGACATGAAGATTCGTTATTTATTTTAATTATATTTGTATAAACATCAAACGATTGATAATAAGCTATAAATCTTGCCATTTCAATTTGTTTTTCTGGAATAGAAATATCAAATATATTGATAATAAAATCATTTTCTATTTTATTATTTATTTTAGGTAAGCAATGATGTAGTAGTTCATCGCCGATTTTGACATCATTTGGTGATATTTCTTTACAACTCTTCAATAATAAAGAATGGTCATCTGTAACATCCACTATGGCCGAAGGAGTTACTACACGCATCATTTTTTTATGAGGAGCCAAAGTATGACGAATCACTCTATGTAATTTTGTCCAACCCTTTTCTGTCCACGTTTCTACACCAATAAAATCACAAAATTCTTTTTCTTGTTTGCCTTCTTCACGACATAAAACCCATAAATTATTACCGTATTTTTCAGCTATTTGCTCAATTGATATAATAGCAATTTTATCACCTTTTTTAATTATAACTGGTGTATAGTTAGCAACACTATCACCATATATATATTCTGCTTTTGTAAGTACAGGCCCATGATCTTTTGTATTGCAAATTGCATCTCCATAACATTCTTCTATGATCTTCTTTGCATAAGTCAAAAGCAGCCTACCAGTAGCTGTAGTGCACGCAGCAATGTCTTTTTCATAAAAAGTACTAGTTTTTGCCCCACATTGACCATACAAAGAATTTGCTGTAACTTTGTATCCTAATTGTCTTTTGTCTAAAACATTCTTCATAAACTCGTCGCTTTGTTGCGGAATCAATTTACGCGTTGATTTTCTAGCCATTAAAAGTTCTTCTAATATTGACGGCATAATGGCTTTACCTTCTGGAAATTGAGCAAATCTACATATTTTTGTTCCTGATTTTATTTTTTCTGCTGCGGCTTTTGGTGATTTACGTACATATTTAAATGTGTCATAGGTAATGTTAACATATTCATAACCAGGTAAATTATCATAAATAAAATTTCCATCTTCATCTTTTTCACCCCATTCACCATTTTCAATCAAATCACCATCCAAATCATACTCTTTTGTCCATACTTTACTGTCATGTGATAAATTTTCACTAATCATAGAACTTGGGTACAATGAAGCATAATCCACACATGCAACTGGATTGTCCAAATACAAATCACATTTTGGATCAAGTACAATCGCACCTTCATAGCCTTCATCCAAATCACCCTTTTCTATAACAGGTATTAAAGTGCGTTTCTCACGACATTTTTTAGCAACATAACTAGTTAATTTAATACCTTGACCTCTCATTACTAAAAAGTTGATAGGCACACTACAAATTTTCGCCATTTCTATAAATCCAGTAAGTACATCTACTTTATTGAATAAATAATGAACCAAGTTACAATCTTGAATACAATATTTCGCAATAACAGACCTATCATCAGCGGTTCCATTGGTCATTCTAAAAATATCTTTAGGAGTAACATCATCTTTTGCCAAACACCAACGGACTTTTTTTTTCATATCTGGGTTTACAATTCCATCTATTTTGAATTTTGATTCTTCTTTATTAATAGACACCACTTTAAATTTTGCACCGTCATCATAATAATCTACAGAATGACCGATTTCCTCTAGATGAATATAACTACCCTCTAAAAGTCCAGTCAAGTTAGTGGTTTTAATTTCTGTTTTGAATGAAAAGTGCTCAAAACTTTTAATATAATCTCCTATGAAATGACCTGCAACATAATCCAGTTTATAAGATGTTAAATTTTCTTCACGTCTAAAGAAATTATATAAATCTACTTGTAAACGCCCATTCATTTTAATAAATTTTAAATCATGTTGACCACTAGCAATTTGTATCATACTTTCTTCTATTTTTAATTTATTTGTATCCTTATCTCTTGTTCCACAAACTTCATCATTATTTCGTGATAATTTCAAAAATTCATTTACGCATTCTGTTTCTTCTGCACGTCTAAACATGAATTCATAATCAAATCCAAATATATTATACCCAATAACAATATCAGGATTTTCTTTTTGTACTAATTGTTGCCAAGCTAATAATACTTCGCGTTCTGTTTGATAAGATTCAATAATACTATTTTGAATTGGCATATCACTACAACTATTCAAAACAATACAGTGATTTTTATATGGCTCTTGATCTCCATAATTCATAAATGTAGATCCAATAAATGTTACTTTATCACCTTCTAATTTTGGAAAACAAAGGTTCAATGAATTATTTAATTCAAATAATTTCCCCTCTCTTTCAAAATTTTTATCACATAAAATATCAATAATGGTTGCTTTCTTATCATTGTACTGTTTAATATGTTTTTTATTATAAAAATCAAAACTTTCTTCACCGTCTTCACCCGCATTATTCATTTTTTCAAACATTTCTTCTATTGTTATTGTTTCTGTATTTGAAAAACCTTGGTTTTTATTACTGTTATTGTTTGCACGAACATATTCTTCTAACCATTGTTCACACATTGTTTCAACATCTTTTTTAGATTTTGGTTTATTTTTTGGATAAACCAAATCTATATTTTGCATTGTTTCATAACCGAACGCAGCTAAGATAATTCGTCTCAAAATATTTTTACATAATTCTTTTGTCATATCCATTTTCAATGTTTCAAAATATTCTACAATATTGGTCGCTAATTTTTTATAGGATTTTATAGGAACAGGAAAATCACCGTGGCTACTACTAGCTTCAATATCAAAACTCATGATTTTATAAGGCACACGATTCTCATTATCATTTAAAGCAATAATGTATTTATAATTAATAATAAATTCATAATTACAAGAGGTTCTTTTATTATCTACTATTTGAACTGTTTTTTTTGTAGGTAATGCTATCCAACCAGAAGGACTGATGTCACGAATGTGAAATAAACGTAATAATGGAGGAATGTTTGCTTCGTATAGTTTAATATTAGTGTTTTCAAAATATAAGCCATCTTTGAATAGTTTATGACCTTTATTATAATCAGTATACCATAAATTTTTTACTCTATTATAAGCCCCCATATTTTTGAATTCAAATTTAATGAATTTATGTTCTTTTCCTCCATCAAACCCATATAATTTTTTGCGTTTAATGATTAAACATTCTGTAATAGAATTTTCATAATATTTTCCTATTTTCTTTTTAATAAAACTTAGGAAATTATTTTTTGTAACGGTATTCCATTTGTCATTTACCATAACATAAAAGAATGGTTTGAAATCTTCTACTTGAATAGAACAAGTTTCTCCTTTTTCATTCAAACCAAACATTTGAATAATAAATTCTGCATTATCTTTTCTACTTTTTTTATCATTTTCACTTCCAGAATCATTTGTTGTAAAATCATTATAAACATTGAAATCAAATACTCTGAATGTATGTTCCATTTTGATAGTTTGTTATTTATATATATAACTTTTCGTTTATTTCATTTAAATAACTCATTTTTATTTTTATATATTTAAAATTAATAATTTCAAATATAATATAATAATAAAATGCTTATTACAAAAAAATATATAACATCAACAACTATTTTTATAACATTAGTTACATTAGTAATAATATTTATAATAACTTATACTATATTATATAATATGAATAATAAACCTGTTGTTGCTGTTGCTGTATTTGATTCAGGTAAAATTAAGGGGGCTGTTCATTTTGTTGAAGATTTAAAAAAAAACAAGGTAATAATTAGGATAAGTATTAGCGGGTTGAAGAAAAATGGATATCATGGATTTCATGTTCATGAAGCAGGAGATTTAACGGATCAATGTACAAGTATGTGTGCGCATTTTAATCCTTATAATAAAAAACATGGTTGTCCTGGAATGAAAGAGAGACATGTAGGTGATTTAGGAAATCTCAAGACAAACGCGAATGGTGAAGCAGTTTATACAATGGTTGATGATGTTATAAAACTTCGGGGTACTAAATGTAATATAATTGGTCGTGGTCTCATCATTCATGCTGATCCAGATGATTGCGGTCAAGGTGGACAAGAAGATAGTTTGACAACTGGACATGCAGGAAAAAGAATTGCATGTGCAGTTATTGGATATGCTAAAGAAAATTGTAAATAAATTGTTATTTATCGTCGTCGTTTACTTTTTGAATGTTTATGTTTACCCCCTTTTATTTTTTTGGTCTTGAATAAATGCATTTTCTTTCTACCATATTTGCAATGTTGCCTTTGAGAGAAACCTTTTGGATGGGCGCAATTTATGCTACGTTTGTATTTTAACGACCATTTACCACCGCGCATTAGTTTTTCGCGAGAACCTTTTTTAATAAATTTTTCAATCCATTCTACAAAAGAATCAATTGTTCTATCTTTTTTGCTTATTTCAGCGTCTTCATAATCCAAATACATGTTGCCATTTTTATTAATATGATACATTGCTGGAAAACCTTTTGGTTGAATATGTAATTTTTTAAATTCATTCATTACACATTGATCTACATCTGCTATAACAATACTATGATTATCATTATTTGCAAACACATTGTGAAGTTTTTTCCATTCAGGTTTAGTTGCATTGCATGGTCCACAACCTTCCAAATAAAATAAAACAAAAATATCTTTACCATTGTTTAAATGTCTATTGAATTCTTCTGTATTTTTAGTTGTAGGGTCAATATGTAAAAATATCATATGTTTGTATCTATAATATATCTATAATATAATAACAAAAATTGAAAATAATAACAAAAATTGAAAATAATAATATATTTATAAATTTATATATATATTATATATGACATTAACAACATTATTATTTATAATAGTATTTTTTATAGGATTATATTTTTACGCAAAATGTAGTGACCCTAAATATCATGAAGGTTTAACAAATAATGGCGGAGGAGTGAGATGTCCTAATTTATTAATTCAAAAAGGGTCTAGATTTTATTTATATAATTCTAAAATTGCTCAAGTTCCAGGTGTAAATCCTGTAGAATTTAATAATTTAGAAGATTACACTGAGTTTTTGGATTGGCAAAGAAGTCAAGGAATTAGGTGCCCTGTTCTTTATTTACAACATACTTATGATGCTCAAGGTAATCCTGTATATAAAGTTAGGCCAAGTGTTACAGAACCACAAGGAGGCTTACCACCTAGTAGTACAATTAATTCTGCTGTTGTATCAACCCCAAGCACACAAGGAAATACGGCTCCTAGTATTGGAAGCTCTGTTGGAAATTTAATAAAAGAAGAACCAGACAATATACATAAATCTATTCATCCTAATCCTACATTATTAATAGATGCTACAAGAAATGACCCTCCTTATAACAAAAATTCATATCCTGCCTTTGATCAAACGTCTTTTTATGTAGGCACAACAACTCCTTTGGATAAAATAAGTGCGAAAGAAGAAAATATGCTTTATAGTCCAAATCCAATGGATGATAATTGGGGTGGAGCAACATTTACACAATCACTTATAGATCAGGGTTATTATAAAGACAATGAAGTAAGTATCCGTGTTTAATTAAAAACATTGTTGTATTGATTCTTCTGTAGTTTCAACTATAAATGCTTTATCATCATTAATACCTAAACTTATAAAAACTCTTCCATTATAAATTGATAAACTAACAGGAAATTCAATATACGAGTGGTTAAAAAAATGAAACTCTTTTGATAGGCTTATTTCTTTGGTTTTATAATTGAATAATAACCATCTGTGATATGTTTTTTCAGCATTTTTATGTATTAAAAATAATATTGTTTCGGTTGAATTATATTGAATGCCATTTGTAGAACCATGATAATTTTCTAATTGATTCATTGTTTCCTCTGGAAAAATGATTCCTGTAAAGTCCTCGGTCTCAATTTGTTTGATTTTGAATGGATTTAGTGAATAAATAACCATTTCATTTCCTTTTTCATCTATATATGGCATCCAATTTTTTTCAATTACATTTGGTTTACAACTAATAAAACTATGTATAATATTATTATCTATATTTGCACGAAAAATAGAAGGATTACCATTTTCATTGCATTCCGGTATTATTGCTAATAACGAACTAGAATTTATAAATCTAATATCCTCAATTCCTTTCCAATAGGTTGGAAATGTTGGAAGCAAATAATTATATGATATATTTTCAATTTCAAAATCATCTAAATTTAACAAATCATTATTATTAACTTTACCAGTTAATAATACATATAAACTGTTTGAATAATTTTCATACATTGTAAAAACTTTATTATAAAATTTTCTATAATTTACAGATCTCACTAAAATTTTCATATTTCCATTTGAATCTATATGCATAGATGGGTTCATGTCATAAAATGAATTATATTCATTGTGTTTATCTACATACATTTTAATTGGTACGATAATTGGATAAGTATGTTTTTTGTAAAGTAATATTGTCATATTATAAAAATACATTTAATATTTTTAAATGTATTTTTTTATTAAAATATATTCTTATATTATGGAGAGACCTTCACCAAAGTATATTAAACATGGATGGTTAAACAAGGGTGATTATAATCAAAACATTCACACTTTTGGTGAAACTATGAATGAAAGAAACATTAAGACTCATATTCCGCTCACTACATATTATACACCAGAAGAAATGGAAATAATGAGACAAGAAATTAAAATAGCAGAATGTCCAATTTGTTTTGAAGAAATAATTGATGATAGTTGTAGAGTCTGTGAAAATGGACATAAATTTCATAATATATGTAAAACATTAGGAAATCGTGAAACTAGAATATGTCCTGTTTGTAGGAATGACCAAATAAGGTCGTGTAATAACATATATACTGATATTACGAGTGGTGGAAAAAAAACAAAAAGAAAAAATAAAATGACAAGACGAAAAATATATAAAAAGAGAAAAATTGTTAAAAAAACTAATAAAAAATCAAGAAAGGTTAGAAAAACAAGAAAGCAATAAAGGTTAAACAATGAAAACATGAAAACATGAAGCATAAAATTATTTAGTAATTATTTACTTGCATCTACAAATTTCATGACACTATTTAATGCCCCTCGTGCAGAATTTAAATTATTTAATTTTTCTAGTGAAGGCATAGGATTTGAATTATCAACACTCAATGCTGTTTGTAACATGAGTGTGTTGATTAAATCATCTAAATTTAATATTGCATTTTCATAATCTTTTCTATATTTACTTATTAAAAGCGTGTCTTGGTTTTTAATTGTTAAAGATTTAATGTTTGCAGCATAGTTTTCTATGTTTCCTGCAATACCGTTGGTTGTGGAAGTTGATATTGTTGAATTTGTAGTCATTCCTTCTTTAAAATCAAGATTTCTAAATAAAAGATAAGCAACGAAACATATTGCTATAATAAAAAGTACATTGACTATTAATTTGTTCATTTCTATATTATATATTATATAAATGAATAAAATTTTTTATTTTTTCTTATAACTTCTTTTTTTTCTTGATGATTTTTTTAAGGTTTTTCTTTTTTTATTGTTCTTATTGTTCTTATTGTTCTTA